CACCAGTTGGCGGCATCTTCCCCCGTGCCGAACTGGTCGAAGCCCACGCCGGGTACGCCTTCGTGGCGTACACCGGCGAGGCGGGCGTCGCCCACCCCAACCGCATCCGCTGGTCGCATCCGACCAGCCAGGGGGACTGGGCCGAACTCGACTTCCTCGACATCAACATCGGCGGCTCCCACATCACCGCCCTGATGTCCTACGAGGACCACCTTCTGATCTTCAAGCCGGACTCGGTGTGGGCGCTGTACGGCTACAACTCCGACAGCTGGCAGCTGGTGCAGAAGTCCTCGACGATCGGCGCCCGCGGCCCGCAAGGCGTCACCCGCAACGAACAAGTCGTGTTCTTCTACTCCGCCTCCGACATCGGCGGTATCTACTACTACAGCGGTGAGCGCCCCGAAGAGATCTCGATGCAGCTGCGCCGGGCGTTCACCAGCCTGATCCAACCCGAACTGGTGTGGGTCGGCTGGGCTGCCCGCAAGCTGTGGGTCACCGTGCCGTGGAACTATGACGGGCCGACCGTCGACAACGCGTCGGTGTTCGTGTTCGATCCGACCGTCGGCGAGGGGGCATGGACCTACTACACGTCCGGTGTCGGCGCTCTCGGCCCGCTCGTCGCCGGGTCCAACATCGATTCGCAGGCCCGTCCGCTCGGCGTGCTGCGCGACACCACCCATCCGTGCATCGTCGCCCTCGAGTCACGTCCCGAAGCAGCCGACGACCTGCTGACCGGCACCGCCGTGCTCGGCGCCTCCGTGGGGGGCGGGTCGACGGTGGCGATCGTCACCGATGATGGGGACATGATCCTCGCCGACGGCACATCGGGCACCGTGCCGTTCGAGACGTACTACCGGACGCCGTGGCTGACCGCCGGGTGGCCGACCCGCAAGAAGTCGTGGCGCCGCCCCGACTTCGTGTGTCGCCGCACCGATACCGACCACCGTCTCCATGTCCAGTCGTTCCGCGACTACGAAGAGGTCAACGTCCGCCGCCAGTCGATCGTCGAGGTGCTCGGCTCCGGCGGTGCGGGCACGGTGTGGGGCGACTTCGACTGGGGTGACGGTTCCGAGTGGGGGACCGGCGCGGTGGCCGGGGCGACGATCCGCCGTGGCGGCAGCTTCGGGATGTGCCGGGCGTTGCAGCTGCGGATCTCGTCGCTCACTCCTGGGGCACGATGGGGCATCGACGCCATCGTCACCAAGTACGTGATGAGGAGATTCCGATGAGCGCCCTGATCCTGCCGCACACCATCGTCAACGACACCACGGCCGACGCCGACCCGGTGCGGCAGAACTACAACTTCATCGCCGACTACGTCAACGCCGAGACGATCACCCGCGACGGCGCTCTCGGCATGGAAGCCCCGCTGCTCCTCAACCCGGCCGTCACCCAACCCAACCACGCCGCCACCAAAGCGTACGTCGACCTCGTCCTGCCGATCGGGATCATGCTCCCCTACGGCGGGGTCGCCCCACCCGGCGGGGGGACGGCGACGTGGATGCTGTGCGCCGGGCAAACCCTGAACCGGTCCACTTACGCCGCCCTGTTCGGCGTGCTCTCCACCCGGTTCGACGTCGGTGTCGTCTCGGGCTCCGAGTTCATGCTTCCCAACCTGGCCGGACGGATGATCATCGGTGTCGACGCCACCGACGCCGACTGCGACGTCGTCGGCGAGACCGGCGGCACCACCACCCCACCGTTGAAAACCCACACCCACCTGTTCACCCACGGCCACGGCGACATCGCGTCGAGCGGAGAGTCCGCCACCCACTCCCACACCATCAACCACGACCACCCCTCCGACGCGACGTCGAACAACACGGTCGCCGCCTCCGTCGCCATCCCGGCACGGGCCAACGCCACCGCCTTCGGCACCGGGTCGCTGGCCCGAACCAACAACTCCGGCACCGCCGACAACATGGATATTACGACGACCGGCGGTTCCCACGCCCACAACGCCGACCTGCCCCTGTACTCCGGGTCGTCGGGAACCGAGTCCGCCACCCACACCCACACCACCACCATCGCCTCCACCGCGTTCACCACCCCGGCCCCCGTCGAAACGGTCGACACCAAGTACCGGCCCCCGTACCTCACCGTGTCGTACATCATCAGGGTGCTCTGATGGCCCTCGTCGACTCCGGCTACTACGAGTCCCAACGCCGCGGCATCGAAGGCAACTACGCCGCCCAGATGGCGGCGAACACCTTCGGGCGCACGCTCTCCCAGACCCGCGGCAACCGCGACCTGAACCTGATGCAGCAGGGGTTCAAGCGGGCTACTCCCACGTTCACCTCGTCGTTCGCTCAGCGTGGCTTCGGGCCGGGGATGCGCTCGGGGACGATGCAGCAGTCGATGCAGAACTATCTCGGCGACTATCAGCAGCAGTACGGAGCAGCACAGAATGACCTCACCGATTCGCTGCGCCAGTTCGACTTGACTGCCGCCCAGCTCGGGGCCGGACGCACCAACGCCTTCGCCGATCTCGAGATGGCCAAGGCCCGTGACATCGCCTTTGCGGCGCAGAACATCGAGGCCTTGAGGGCTTCGCTTGGAGGTTTGTGATGGCTTGGTCCGGGAGCACTCCGTCGTGGAAGAAGCAGAAGACCAAGAAGCCCCAGACGACCTATGGCAATGCCGGGATGTTCGACACCCCGGTCACCGGCTCGTACCGACGGGCCGGGGCGAATTGGGTAGCGGCGGATCCAAGCAACCGCAGCTTCGAGTACACCCGCAGCGGTCAGGACGCCTGGCTAGCGGGTCAGGGCGATATCGCCACCGGGCGCAACGTCACCTACCCCACCGCCCCCGGTGGCGGCACCAGCTACGGCGGCGGCGGTGGTGGTGGCGGTCGCGGCGGCGGTGGTGGCGGCGGGGCGCTGACCCAGGCGATCATCGACGCGATGGCCCGGGCGATGGGAGGCCAGGGACCACAGCTCGCCTTGCAGCAGGCCAACTTCCCGGCGTTCCAGGGGCAGAACCTGCCCGCCTTCAACGCTCAGCCGTACACCCAGGCCCTCGGTCAGATCAACACGGCCCAGGCTGCCGACCAGGCCAACATCACCCAGAACTCTCAGCAGCTGCAGCAGACCCTGCAGAACAACTACTCGAATCCCTACGCCCAGGCCCAAGTGGCCCCGGGCGCGCAGGCTGCGACTCAGGGCGTCGGCCTGATGGGCACCGTCGGCGGCACCGCCTCGACCCAGCCCGCCCAGCAGGTCAACGCCCAGAACGCCGACAGCCAGGCGTCGTTCCAGAACCTGCTGCAGGTGCTGGCTGCCGCTGATCAACAGAGCCAGAACTCACGCATGGCCCAGGTCCCGATGGACGCCAACTACGCCGGTCAGACGCTCAACGCCCAGGCCCTCGGGTTGCGCGGTGGAGTGCAGACGGCGCAGGCCAACGCCCAGAACACATGGCAGCAGCAGGATGCCGAGCGCCGCTACCAGAACAGCCTGATGCAGCAGCAGTGGAACCGCGAGAACCTGCAGCGCCGCCAGGACACGACCAACACCCAGAACACGGCCAACTATCAGACCAACGCCACGAACTGGCAGGCCCGGTTGCAGCCGATCCTCGACCTGATCTCCCAGTCGGCTGGGACCAGCGGCCTCAACTTCAACTCGCTGTACAAGGCACTGGGGGTCTGATGGCCAAGTACGACCCAGTTCCGCCCGACGCCTTCGCCCAGCCACAGGGCCCCGAGACCAGCGCCATCATCCAGTACCTGATCAACGAGGGGATGGGCGGACTGGTCGGCCTGCTGCCGTCACTGAGTCCGATCCAGTCCAACCTGGCCCAGGGCATGGCGCCCTTGGCCGAGGACCTCGGCACCACCACGGCCACCAACGCCGTGCAGGACCAGCAGACGATGCTGGCTGACTACATCACGATGGCGATGGCCGGGCCCGGGGCGTTCAGCTCGAACGCCTTCGACCCGATCCCCGGCGAGGCGCCCACCTCCACCTACACCGTGGTGCCGACACCCAACCGCGACCGGATAGCCCAGCTGGCCTCTGGCCCGGACTCGCTCGACTCCTTCATCGCTCGCGCTCTGCTCGGTGACGACACCCACCCGCCGCTCACCGGCCCGGAGATCCGCGCCCAGATCGAGGACATGTTCGAGCAGTACGCGGGCGCTGATCCCGAGAGCATCGATCCCACGATCTCCGCGGTGATGAATCAGGTCCAGACCGAGACGCAGGAGGAGCCGGGCAATCCCCTCGCCACGATCACGGTCCCCAACATCGACTGGCTGTCGAGCCGCATCGAGGACATGGAGACCGGGCTGCGCACCGATCCGCAGCCGGGAAACCTCGGGCCGGTGATGGATTCGGCAGGCAACATCATCCAGCCTGGACGCAACCTCGAGTACGTCGAGGACGAGAACGGCAACATGGTCCTTGCCGAGGTCTCGACCACTGAGGGCACGCCCGACGAGATGTCGTACGCGGCCGAGCAGTTCCAGCGCCTCGGGCTGTCGCTGCCCACCGACCAGTTCACTGTCGATCGCCTGATGGGTGACGATTGGCGCCAGGCCCTCGATGCCTACATGGGGACGTGGGGTGATCCCGAGTTCCGCGACGCCCTGCTCGAAGAGACCCTCACTCCGATGAACAACGAGATCGCCGCCTATGAGCAGCAGAACGGCGACCCCTACCTCAGCGACGAGGACTACGCCCGCTCGGTGCGCCCTGACCTGTACGCCAACCCGACGACGGGACCGCTCGGTCCGCCGTCGAGGGAGGACGTGCCCAACACCGCGCTGATGCCCGAGAACCTGATACTCGGTGGCAACGCTCCCCCGCCGCCGACTCCGATCATCCCCGAGACCTCGCCACCGACTGGGTTCGTGCGCAACCAGGCGACGCCACCGAGTGGGGGCGGTGGGGGGGCGCCCGCGCCGCAGCAAGGCAGCCCGGAAGCGGTGATGGCAATGCTGCGATCGCTGCTGCCCGACTACATGTCGAACTCGCCGATGATCCCGGCGGTGCTCAATCAGATAGCGAATGGTCCCAGCCCGCAGGCTGTTGCGCCGCCGCCAACGCAGCCCAGCGCCAATCAGGTCGAAGGCTGGGCGCCCCAGCCCGAGCCGACGACCGGGTTTGTGCGCAACCCCGACTACAGCGCGGGCGGTCCGGTCACTCCGTCGACTGGCTTCGTCCGCAATCCGACGCCAACGGGCGGTGTCAGCGGACCACCTTCGACAGACCCCGCATTCACCCTGGCGATGCTGCAGGCCCTGGTCGGCGGCGGCGACGGCGGCTTTGTGCGCAACCAGGCCACGCCACCCAGCGCCGAGCAGCTGGAGGGGGCGACGTACATCGGGTCAGGGCGCAACCAGATCACGCCACCCAGCGCCGAGCAGCTGGAGGGGGCGACGTACATCGGGTCAGGGCGCAACACGATCACGCCGACCAGCGGCGGTGGCGGCACCGCTACTCCGTCAACGGGGTCGACCCCGGGCAGCGGTGTCGGTGGCGGCGGCATCAGTGGATGGGGCACGAGCGGGCGGGGCGGCTGGCACCTGCCCCGCGAGGCGATCCTGCGCTTCATCATGGGCGGGGCTCAGGAGGCCCAGACCCGCAATCGCGCCGCCAGCACCGGTCGTCGCATCGAGACCCAGCAGCAGACCAACCGCTACGAGACCGAGAACCGTCAAGCCGAACAGCGCAGCCGGGCGCGGGAGCAGGTCTACGGCGCTGACTTCGGTCGCAACCTGGCCATCTCCGATGCCCTGATGCGGGCAGGCATCCGCCCGATCGACCTCGAACTGGCTGCCCGTAGCCAGGTCCTCTCCCAGGCTGGACTCAGGCCTGCCTGATGCCCGGTCTCACCGAGCAGCTCACCCAGCGCCAGGCCAATCGCGGCGTCACCGTCTACTCGCCAACGCGCCAGGTGCGCCCGACCGGCACCCTGGCCAACGCCGGGACGGCGAGTCGGATCACCAACCCGCGCCGTCCGACGGTGGTCAACCGGCGCCCGTCGGACTTCGGTCGCCCCGAGGTGGGGGCGAGCGGTCCGCGGCTCGAGGATCTGCTGGCGGTCAAGCCAGCGCAGGACGAGGCAGCCGACGCGGCGTGGGCCGCGGGCCGGTGGGCGGGCCCGCTGGAGACGTTGCGCCGCCCCGCCTCAGCGGTGTTGGCCAACCCCGTGTTCCGCGCCGTGATGGCTCCGCTCAACATCTTGGACTACGGGCGACGCGCTGTCGCCTCGTCGGTACAGGAGCTGGCCGACGCCTTCAACGGCGGCGACGCCAGCTGGTCGGACTGGGTGGACCAGTTCAACGACCCCGACTTCGGTGGCGGCACGATGTTCGGAGAGCACCAGAACCCGGTGCTGCAAGCCGCCTTCGGTGGCGGCTCAGCCGCTATCGCCAACGCGGCCGGGTCAGAGGTCTGGTCCAACCGCCTCACCGGGCTCGGCTTCGACCTGGCCTCTGATCCGTTGAACTGGCTCCAGGGCGCGGGTGCCCTCGGGGCGACTGGTCGCGCCGGTCGCCTGTCCCTGGCTGCTCGGGCCAGTGAGGGTGGGGCCGGGGACCTGGTCGAGAAGCTGACTCGCTTCGGGGCCAGCAGCCTCGACGATGCCGAGCGCCTCCGGTTCAATCAGCTCACCAACGAGGCGGGTCAGCTGTTGGGCGAACCGCTGCGTAAGCCTGGCCTCTACGCCAACGTCCCGCTGACCTCGGTCGAGTCGAGCCGCGCCATCCCCGGCACGGCACGGGCCGAGCAGATCCTGTCGATGGGCCGGGCCCGGGCCAAGGACGCCTTCAACCAGAGATGGCTGGGCCGCGTCCTCACCGACATCCGTACCCCCAAGGGGATGGAGAAGGTGTATCAGCGGCTGGTCAACGGCAGGGGACCGCTGTCCTACACCGACGCGGCCGAGCGCCTCGTCGCCTACGAGGCGATGAAGGAGGGCGTCGGGCTCACGGTGGGTCACGGCGCGGCGCTGTTGGCCGACGTCGTCAGGGCAGCCAAGGGCGACGTCAAGGTGCTGGCCCAGATGCGTCGCGACGCCGAGAAGCTCGGCACCGGCCCGGTGGCCGAGCTGTTCCAGGCCTGGAAGAAGTACCTCAATGACGCCGGGTTCGACACCGCCGCCTTCGGTGACAACTACGTCCACTACGCCCTGCAGGAGAACGCCCGCAAGGCCATGCAGGCGAACAACGGGTTCTCCGACGAGCTGCGCAAGTTCCTCGGTTACAAGGTAGAGGAGCTGGCCCAGGACGCCCCGCCCCTGCACGCCCGCAAGCTGTTCAAGCCCGGCAC